TTGACTGGATGTTTCCAGAACTAGAAAATAGCTCATTGGCTCCAAACGGAGTGATTCCTCCCCACATAAACTCTTCAAGAAAGTCATTATTAAATTCCATACTGCTACTTCTGGCAACATATTTTGCAACACTTAGATAGTGCTCAACTGGTTCTCTTGTAATTGAGAAAACGTCATAAATATTTTTGTTTTCAAAAATTGGGTTTGAAGCAAAATGTCCAGATATATAAGGATTGCTTGCATGTTCCTCTTCTGAAAAAACTTCGCTCTGCGTCGGCTTATTAATGTTGAAACCCTGTTCCGAAAATGTTTTCTCCAAGGAATTGGCAATCCCAAAACCGGATGTCCTGGGTATGTGTAGGTGGTATATTTTTTTATAATTCATTTTCTTGTTTCTATTATTTTTGCATATAGCTCTAAATCCAACTGTATTCTAGAGTTTATTTCTTTTTTATGTTGTTTACTTATTTGAAATGTTGGTTTTGGCGTTTCGTTAACTACTGAATTGTTGTTTGATATTTTAATTCCATATAAATCAAACAAAATATTGTTTATTCTTTCAACAAAAAGCGTTCTATTTTCTACAGTTCCTATTATTATTCCATCTAACCTTTCACTAAGTTCTGAATAAGACTTCGGTTTCTCTACAAAGAATGATTGATACCTGGCTTCAACTGAATTTCCATATGAATCAACATGTGCTTCATGCTCAATACAAGCAATTTTTGAAAATAAAAAACACGACTGCGGGTTTGCGCATCCAGACATTCCTTCGAATTGAGTATTAACATCATTATCCCTACTTAAGAATAATTCCAAAAATTCTTCTGTAAAATCAATGCCTGATTGCATGGCTGCATATTTAGCCAAACTTAAATACTGACTAAATGGTTCTCTTATAATAGAAAAAGTTATAAGTTCACTAATAATGCTTATTGGATTACGTGCAAAGTGTCCACAAATTATGTTGTATGAGTCCGCTATTTCTGGATTGAATACAAACTCAAATTCTCCTGGTAAATACACTTTTTTTTCTACATCCTGGATGTATGCATTGGGGAAATTTTTACTATGTTTGCTTTGCGATGCGGAAAGAAGGTCGTACTGCATTTTCATACCAGAAGTTTTTGGTATGTGTAAAAAGTATAATTTTTTATTTTTCATCCATCACTGCCATTTCCATCAGAATCCTGTGTTTTACAGGAATCCAGAAATGTGGTGATGTAAAACGAATACCATCGGTTACCTCGGTAACACCATGTGCATACATATTTGTTGATGGAAAGAAAACTAGAGTCCCTGGTTTTGGCTTGAGGTGAATGTTGTATTTTGGAAAAAACAATTCACCACCCTCGTAATCATCATTTAGATAAAGTATGGAACCATAATCAACTATGTAGTTATATCCAGGCCAACCAGCCGCTGTCTCGCCATCTGCGTGAACGTCCTGATATTCTCCAGGATACCATTTTCTTATTCCAGGCTTTGTTGACTCTAAAAATCTACCAAATCTGTATTCGACTTCTCTTTGAACTTTATTTACATATTCTTGAAGTATTTCAAATACCACATTTGAGCCAGAAGAGAGTTTTTCCCATGTGTGCAAGCTGTCTGTACCTAATTGACTCTTTGATTCCCAGTTATTCACTGAATGGCAATAATCAATTATTTTAACAAGATGTTCTTTACTTATAAAATTTTCTTTTATAACTATGTTCGCCGGGTCGGCAAAAGGAAGACTGTCAAGTTCTACTGATTCGTTCCGGAAAACCATCCGGAAACCTTACTTAAATCCAGGACCGAATGGTGGAGGGAAGAAGGGTGGGAAGAATGGAGGGAAGAACGGTGGGAAAAATGGAGGAAAGAAAGGGGGGAAGAAAGGTGGGAAAAATGGAGGAAAGAAAGGAGGAAAATAAGGAGGAAAATAAGGAGGGGCAACTGGAGTGACAGAGTTTGATGCTGCCGAAGTAGATGAACCGAACGTGTTTGCAGCTGTAACAGTAAATGTATAAGCGGTTCCGTTTGTTAAACCAGTTACGGTTATTGGAGATGAACCAGTTCCAGTTATTCCACCAGGACTCGATGTAGCAGTAAATGTTGTTACGCCTGTCCCTGCGGCTCCAGCAGTATAGGTGACAGTTGCTTGCGCGTTCCCTCCAGCAGCAGAGACACTGGTTGGTGTGCCTGGATTTTTACCAATACCTACAGAGCCGCTCGTTACCGAATCTGAAGATACTCCGTAATTTGTACTTGCAACTAAAGTGAATGTATAAGTTGTCCCAGCAGTTAACCCAGTTATTGTTATTGGCGAACTAGAAGCTGATGCACTAATACTTCCTGGGCTTGATGTAGCCGTATAGGTTATTGTGTCTTTCCCAATGTAATCAGAAGGAGTGAAGGCCACTGACGCAACTGTTCCTGCGCCAGTATTCGTCGCAACAACGTTTGTTGGTGTTGTTGGCTTTTTACCACCACTATCTTTTAATGATTCCATGATTTACGCCGAAAGGTCTCCGATGAGCACCCATGTATCGGCTGCTCGCTTTATCAGCGTAGCACCAGACCACTGAGCGCGAAGCTTACGTCCAGGGGTTGCATTGATTGTTACACCTGCACCCTGGGTAACCGTGCACTGGCCAGCACCGGTCTGAATAACTGTAATATGCGTTCCTGTTGGGAACACGACAGACGAGTCAGGTGGAACCGTCAGCGTATTCGCCGAGCCAACACCCATTTCAACAATCTTATTTCTGTCAGCCAAAACCAATGTGTAGCTAGCTGCTTGCGGATTTGTTAATGGTTCTGCAAGTTTGTTTCTATTGATTGATGCCGAAAGGCTTATGTCACCATCGACGATTGTCGAGTCGGCAATCATCTCTGTTGTGATAATTCCAGAGCTAGAAAGCGTTATTGCTGTTCCTGCAATCTTTGATGCATCTATATTCGCTGAGCCCGAAATGTCTGCGTTAGTGATTACGGCCGATGCTATAGATGTAACTCCAGAAGGTGAAATGACTATGTCGCCAGTGAGCTCCTGAGCTGCAGCAGCGTTGGATGCGTTGTAGACAATGACCTTACCTGGGTCGCTATTCAGCAACTTCGTCAAAGGTACAGAGTTCGTTTGGATTGAAGAACCAGCTACCGAACCTGTATCAAAAAGAGCAGTAGGGATTGTTATAAGCACCCAGCCAGAGCCATTGAATACCCATGTCTTGCCAGCATCTGTATGAAGTTGGCCTGATGTTGCGCCAGAAGGAAAGTCAATAGCTGGCATGTTTAGGCCTGTGCTTCCGTCCAGGAGATACGGGCAAATACCGACGCCGAAGCGGCACCAAGGTTTCTTACGACAATGTGGAGTGTGTCTGGACCGTCAGGATAAATGCCTGTCGTTGTTATCGTTGTGCCGCCGCCAAGTACCGAGTTACCTAAGTCTCGAACATCCTTGAGGTCGATTGAGTTTGCTCCAGTACCTACGAAGAAACCTCCAGTTACTTCACCACCAGCAACTGTTGCAGCAGAACCACCAGAGCTGTAGTCGGCAATTTGGGCCAAGCTTGATGTGACTGTGTATGGTCTTGCCCAAGTTCTTGACGCTGATGGAGTTCCGTTGAGGATTGCAGTTACGAGAAGGTTTGCAGATGCAGTGGTTGTGGTCACGTCCAGGGCTCTAAGAATCAACTGCATTCTATTTGTTAATTCTCGTTCACCGAAGAATGCACCTGTTCCGTTGTCTGCAGAAGGAGCAACACGAATTGCCAAAATTGCAGTAGTTGCACCAGCACCAATTGCAATTGATGTAGTTGTTCCATAAGTAAACACGAGCGACTTGTCGTCGTCGAATCTTCCATCCATGATTGCCGAAGTACCCCAGTGAGAAATTGATGGGGCATATGTTGGAAAGGCAAGCTCAACACCAACTGGGTTGGTTGCTGAGTACGTAAATGCTAGAGCAGCGTTTGTACCCATTGGAATAACGTTTACGGTTGGGTTTGCACCAGTTACAGCGGCACTCAACTTGACATTCAATCCGGAAATTTGCTGAATAAATGTTCCGTCTGGAACGTTTGTCCCGTTTACTCTCTGTCCAACCTGTAGTCCAGCAGTAGAAGCAACTGTTCCGTCGTTGGCTCCAGAGGCAATAGTCAATGCAAGTGAAGCATTTCCTGTTTGCTGTCTAGTTAAACCAGTAAAGGTCGTAGCCGTCTTACCCGTGTAGTTGACGTACTCATAACCTGTTGCGGTATTGTATACACAAAGTGTTCCTGCGCTTGGGAATCCGGTTGTGCTTGCAACAGTAAGAGTGGTGCCAACGTTTGACAAAGATGCTGTCAACTGTGTAAACGGAGGGTTTGAAGAAGACTCGTACCTAGCAGGAAGGTTTCCTGAGCGCATATACGCTTCGGCGTTTACGTTGTTGTTTACAACTTTATGACAGTAGGTTACTTTGCCATTTTTTGCGCGCATTCCCCAACGAATAAACCCAGCACCGTACCAAGAATAGTCAATGTAGAACATTTGCATTCTTGAAAGGTCCACATTGTATCCAGAAGGGCCAGTTCCGTCGAACCTGTCAAGGTTCCAATCAGCTTGGGCAACTTTTGTATCTACCGTCCGCGAGATTGTTGTCATTGATGCAGTAGCTCCGCGATATGCAGGGCTGATGGTCATTGACGTGTCGCTTGCTATATCAATAACTCTGTAAGACTGCCCGCGGGCTACGATGTTGTCGCCAATAGCAAGTTGACCTGAATACCTAGTTGGGAAAGCGGCGTTTGTTTGAGTTACCGTGCAAGAACCGTTTGTGAATGTTGATTTTCCAGAAATTTGAAAAGTTGAAGAGCGTTTTACTGCCCACAAAGTCTGACCGTCATACTCAAAGAACACGCCGTTCTGTTGGTCAAACAAACCTATTCTGTTCACATTCCCATACCAGCCAGAAACAGTTATGTAATATGGGCCTGATGCTAGTGCAGAAGACGGAGTTGATGCTGGGGTATATGTGAAAGTGTTGTAACCAGTAATGGTGTAAACGCTAGTTGTCCCGTTATACCCAGCTTCGTTTGCACCAAAAACAGTAATTGTCGAACCAGGATAAAGGTTGTGCTTTTCCTTGGTCTGTACGGTTACGAGTCCTGTACCAGAGCTGTATGTTAACTGGTCGAGCTGAAGGTCTGGCTTAAGAAGAGTTCCAGATGACATCTGGATACCCTTACCTGATTGGTAACGGAAGTAACGACGTGTTTGGCGTGCTGCTGTTTCGTAGTTTGATGTTCCGTTGTTTGAAAAAATAACACCGCCGTCAAATGGTCTATGCAAAAACACACCAGAAGGACATGTGTAAACAAGAGCCGATGATGCTGTCAATGTTCCGGTTGGTGTATCTGGAACATAAATAACAAACTGTGTAGCACTTATAATTCTAGCTACAAAGTTTGCACCGTTTGGTGGGTTCGTGCCAGATGTAGTAACACCAACAATTGCAACTTCGTTACCAATTGAAAGACCGTGCGGAA